GAGAGAGGAGGAGAAGAGAATACACTATGGAAACTATTGCGCTAGCATTCGCGATCACTGAAGAAGCGATCGAGGATAACTTGTATGACAGACTTGCGTCTAGATATACAAAAGCATTAGCTAGATCCATGGCAAACACAAAACAAACAAAAGCGGTAGATCCACTATTAAATGGTTTACCAGGTGTAGGAACATTTACATCAGGTGACGGAGTGAGTTTATTCAATACAGCTCACCCAACAATAGCTGGAACTGTGTCTAACACATTAGCTACACAGGCTGATCTAAACGAAACATCTTTGGAGCAATCTCTAATTGATATTGCAGCATTCACAGATGAGAGAGGCCTAAAAATTGCAGCAAGAGGAGTGAAAATGATCGTTCCTTCTGAGCTACAATTTACAGCTGAGAGATTGATGAAATCTCAAGGAAGAACACAGACTGCTGATAACGATATCAACGCAATCGTTTCTATGGGAATGGTTCCTCAAGGATACAGAGTGAACAATTTCTTAACTGATACAGATGCGTTTTATCTTATCACTGATGTACCAAATGGTATGAAGTACTTCGAAAGAACACCTATCAGAACAGCGATGGAAGGTGACTTCGATACTGGAAACGTCAGATACAAAGCTAGAGAGAGATACAGATTTGGTGTCTCTGACTACAGAGGTATCTTTGGTGTTGAAGGTTCATAATACCTAAAAAATTTAAGGCGGGACACAATCCCGCCTTAATTATAAAATAGAAAGAAAAAATGCGCCCCTTACAATTCAGAGTACAAATTTATGCATATCAATACCGAGCAGACTTTGTTATAAATTCTGTAGATGGCCCCTTAGATATCGAAAACGCAATAGTTGACAGATTAGGAAAAGGTGATATAAAATGGGAGTATCTTGGAGAAATGATGGATCCCAAGATAAAAAGAATAACCTATGAGGAGGTTATCGATGGAGGCAATGATGCAACATCTACAAGATCTATACACACAGAAGAAGGGTCTGGATCTACAGTGGGAGCAGGAGCATCTTAAAGAGGGTAAATATACTCTCAACATGGTTAAGATTGACAGAAAAGTCAAAGAAGTAATTAGCCATATTAAAATTGCAGAAGCTAAAAAACAGCATATGCAAAATAAAATAGAAGCTGCTCAACCACAAGTTTCTGTAGCTACTTAAAAAAGCTACATCGTTGGAAAAACCAATCCACATTAAGGGCCCTCTTGCGCTCTATTCAAATCTAGTATATACATTAATCACTATACAATTATTTAGAACATAGACCCGTATAGTGGACGGCCTAGAGACTATGTTCGGAAACTAGGAGGATAATAATATGGCAGGAACACATTTTAGAAACCCAGTAATGTTTGCAGGGTTATCTAATAACACAAAATGGTTTAAGGATTTACCAGTTGATAATAATCCAAACTTTATATGTTATAAAGACGACTTTATTTATAACACATTACCTTCAGCAGAATGGTCAACATCTATCGCAGATGGTGGAGCGGCAGCTGGAATCTCTAATGAAGTAGGTGGAGCAGTTACTTTAACATCTGCTAATACTACAGACAATAACGGGATCGCTTTAGTAAAAACTCAAAACAGTTTTCAAGCTGTGGCAGAGACTAGAGACAGCACAGGAGCTATCACAAACCCAGGTACAATTATTTGGTACGAAGCTAGAATTAAAAATAACGACGCTAACGCTACTGACTATGGAACTGGATTAGTTGAAACTTTTACTGGAACTTCAGGATGGAGATCTGCAAACAGAATCTCTATCGAATCTAACAATGGTGAACAGTTTTACAGATTTGTAACTAAAAATGCTTCAGGGACAAATCAAGTTCAACACACTGCACACACTATCGTAGATGATCAATTTGATACTGTAGGTTTTAGATGTGATAAAGCTGGAAAAGTTGAGTTCTTTGTTAACAGAGTTTTAGCAGCTACTGTTACAGCAAACATTAATACTGATGATATGCAAATGTTTGCAGCTTCAGTGTCAGCTTCTGCATCTGGACAGAGGGTAACAACATTAGATTATATTAGTACAACTCAGAACAGAAATGCTTCTGAATTGATTGGTAAAATCTAATAACTAAATTATTGTGGGCCTTCGGGCCCACATAAAATTTTAAGGAGAAAAAATATGGCAACATTCGGATCATCACAAGATTGTTTTAATGCGAACGTTACAACAGAAAATAAAATTGTAAAAAGTGGAAGAACAAGAGCTTTAGGAGTTGTTTTAAATACAACTGCTTCTTCAGGAGATTTTCATTTAAAAGATGGTGGAGCTTCTGGAACAGTAAAATTTAAATATAAAACAAGCGGAGTTACATCTGGCGGAAGTCCAATTGTAATTAATTTTCCTGCACCTATTTTATTTACAACGGATTTATGTGTAGCATTTACTACTGAACATGTAACAGTTTGCTCTGTGTTTTTTAATTAGGAGGCAAAGTGGCTTTTTCAGGCACAAGTACATTCGAGAAGTTTCTCTCGATCGATGATATTATAACTGAGTCTTATGAAAGACTAGGATTTTTTGATTACTCAGGTAATGATTTAAGATCAGCTAGACGTTCTTTAAATATAATGTTTCAAGAGTGGGACAACAGAGGTCTACACTTTTGGGAAGTAGGTAGAACTGCTATTAGTTTAGTTGCTAATCAAAACGAATATACTATTTTTAGATCTCCATCTGACGGAGATGCAGATGGTATAACTACCACTTTAGTAGCAGGTATGACTTCAACTGCCACGACAGCTGTTATATCCTCTGCTAAAAATATGAACCCTTCAGGTAAAATTAGAATTAACAATGAAGTAATTTCTTATTCTTCAATAGACACTTCAGGAACTCCTGCTTTAAATGGACTAGTTAGAGGAGTTGATGGAACTACTGCTGCAGGTCACTCAGAAGGTGATACAGTTACAAATTTTGTTGACATGGTCTCAGATGTTTTAGAGGCTAGCTTTAGAAACGATTCAGATGTAGATACACCTTTATCAAAAATTAACAGATCACAATACCAAGCTTTTTCAAACAAAACTTCTACTGGGCAACCATCACAATATTTTGTGCAAAGATTTATAGATAAAGTTACAATAACTTTATACTTAACACCGGGAACAGAACAAGCTGGTAAATTTATTTATTTTTATTTTGTAAAAAGAATACAAGATGCAGGGGCTTATACTAACGAAGCTGATGTTGTTAATAGATTTGTACCATGCATGTGTGCAGGTTTAACTTATTATATATCTATGAAAAAAGCTCCACAAAGAACTCAAGAAATGAAACTATATTATGAAGATGAATTACAAAGAGCATTACAAGAAGATGGATCACCTGCAAGTGTTTACATCTCACCTAAAACTTATTATCCGGAGATATAATGTCTAAGTTTGCAAAAGGAAAATACGCACTAGCAATTTCAGATAGAAGTGGTCAAGCATTTCCGTGGAGAGAAATGGTGACTGAGTGGAACGGTGCTTTTGTTCACATAACAGAATATGAAAGAAAGCAACCACAATTAGAACCAAAACCTTTTGTGGCTGATCCACAAGGATTAGAACAGGCAAGACCTCAACGTTTTCCATCAGATCAAATAGGTGGAGGCAACATGGTGGCTAATTTAACACTGCCTGGAGACTTTGCTTTTTCAGATACAAGTAATAATAGTATGGTGCCAGAAGATGGATCATCAATAAATAGAAGAAGAGAGGCTACGGCGACTCTTGGAAATGTGACGGTAACAACATAATGACATACGCAGAATTAGTTCAAAAAATTAGAGATTATACGGAAGTATCTAGCACTGTTTTAACTGATACTATTGTAAATGGTTTTATAGAAAACTCTGAGTTTAGAATTTTAAGAGATGTAGATTCTGATAACAACAGAAGATATGTTACAGCTCAATTAATAGCTGGGACTAGATTTATAGATACACCAACAAATCTACTAGTAATTAGATCAGCTCAAATAGTAGACTCTGATGGAACAGCTAACCCTGATAATAGAGACTTTTTACAATATAGAGATACCAGTTTTATGTCAGAATTTAATAATTTAAATAGTCAAGGAGTGCCTAAATATTATAGTAACTGGGATGAAGACACTATTGTTGTGGCTCCAACTCCCGATGAAACCTACACAATTCAATTAAATTATATCTTGAAACCTGAAGGTTTATCGAGTACAAATACTACAACATATTTAAGTCTGCAATTTCCCAACGGACTTTTATATGCATGCCTAGTCGAGGCATATAGTTTTCTAAAAGGGCCACAAGACCTATTGCAATTATACGAACAAAAGTATAAACAGACAATAGAAGGCTTCTCAATAGAACAAATGGGAAGAAGAAGACGAGATGAATATCAATCAGGTGTTCCTCGTATAGGTAAATAAGGAGAATAAACATGGCTATAACACAAGCAATTGCAAACTCGTTCAAGAAACTTTTGTTAGAAGGTGATCAAAACTTCAAAGCATCAGGTGGTGACAAGTTTAAAATAGCTCTTTATACTTCTTCAGCGACTCTAAACTCAGCTACAACCTCTTTATTAACAAGTTCTCCAACTAACGAAGTTGGAAACTCTGGACAATACACTGCGGGTGGTGGAGCATTAGTAAATGGAACAGTATCGATGACTGCGGGTGTTGCAAGAGCAGACTTTGCAGATAGATCTTTTACTGGAGTTACAATCACAGCTAGAGGCGCATTAATCTATAACACTTCATCGACTACAACAAATGCAGCGGTGTGCGTTCTAGATTTTGGAGCAGATAAAACAGCTACATCTGGAACGTTTACAATTCAGTTTCCAGCACCAACTTCAACAGCAGCGATTCTAAGAATTTCTGGTTAATCGTAGGAGGTAAAATCCTATGGCATCAGGAACTTGGAGCACCGGCTTTTGGGGTCAAAACCAATGGAACGATTCAGCTAACGCATCC